GGTAAAGGTTCTGAGGATGGACGATTTATCGGAACTAATGTGCTCAACGAAGCATTCTTAGAAAGATTTCCTGTGACCTTTGAACAATCTTATCCTGCTCCTGCGGTTGAGCAAAAGATCTTAGAGTGTATTTCTTTGGATCTTGGTCTTGAGGATCGTGATTTCTGTAAGAGACTTGTTGATTGGGGTGATGTGATCCGTAAGACTTTTTATGATGGTGGTATTGAGGAAATCATCAGCACCCGCCGTCTCGTTCACATCATTCGTGCCTATAGCATCTTTGGTGATAAAGCAAAGGCAATACAGGTTTGTGTAAATCGTTTTGATGATGAAACCAAACAGGCATTCTTGGAACTTTATGACAAGATTGATGCTGATTTTATAATGCCTTCTACCCCAGAAGCAGTTGACGCAACTCTCTCAAACTGATATAATATTAAAAGATAAAACTCTCTTTGATTGTGAAACTTTATGACTGAAAACTTTGAAACCGATTATGCAAGTTCAATTCCAAACCAAGATTTTTGGGAGGAAGATGGAATTAGTATAACTGGAAATCCTTATGCTTCTCCCGATACAATAGTTTTTGGAAATACTCATCTTCCAGGAGGTATGGGAGAAGATCGTATTAGTTTTACTGGATATCCTTATTCACCCCTTCCAAGTATTACATCATCTTTCACTTCTTATGAGGTAAAACCATCACTAAATTCAGATCACTTCTGGAAGTTTAGTGAAGGAAAGACTCTGAAAGTTGTAGAAGAATATATTAAGGGAACTTACAATGGACACTATGCTTCTGATAAGTCAAAGGTTCAGGTTCTGGATATGATTGATGCGATTGATGATGGAGTCCCCTTCTGTCGTGATAATCTAATTAAGTATTCTTCTCGTTTTGGTAAGAAGGATGGAATGTCAAAACTTGATGCACTGAAGATTATACACTACGGTGTTCTTCTATATCATTTTGCCGGATTTAATAATGAAACTCAAAAATCAAACTATGAAACTTTCTGATAAAACACTGTCACTGCTGAAGAATTTCTCTGGCATCAATCAATCAATTTTGTTCAGGCAAGGAAACAAACTTCGCACAATTTCTGTGATGAAGAACATTCTTGCCGAAGCAGAGATTACCGAAGAGTTTCCAAAGGACTTTGGTATTTACGATCTGAATCAATTCCTAAATGGACTTAATCTTCATCAAAATGCCGAATTGGATTTTGAGAATGATGGTTATGTGGTGATTCGTGAAGGTAAAATGCGATCCAAGTATTTCTTTGCTGATCCAAGTGTAATCGTGATTCCACCAGATAAAGAAATCACTCTTCCGAGTGAGGATGTGTGCTTTGAGTTGAATACTCAACAGTTAGATAAGTTACTCAAGGCATCTGCGATTTATCAACTTCCCGACCTTTCTGCTGTTGGTGATGCCGGTGTGATCAAACTGGTAGTAAGAGATAAAAAGAATGACACATCAAACAATTTTTCCATTGTGGTTGGTGAAACCGATAGTGTCTTTACGTTTAACTTTAAAGTGGAGAATATCAAGATTCTTCCTGGTGCTTATGAGGTTGTCATCTCACAAAAACTTTTATCACGATTTACGAGCACCGACAGAGATTTGAAGTATTATATTGCTATGGAGCCTGATTCTACTTTTGAATGAACATCTTTGTCACTTCCCCATTTCCTGCCGAAAGTGCCGTTTGTCTCCCTGACAAACACATAGTCAAGATGCCCTTAGAGTGCTGTCAAATGCTCTCTATCGTGGCATCAGAGAAATGGGGGCACGGATACGGAACTCTGCCCAAGACCGATGGAACCCCCTATAAGACCGATAAAGGTGCCTTCCGTAATCATCCCTGCACTAAGTGGGCAGCAAAGACCATTGATAATGCCTATTGGTTAATCAAGTGGGGAATGAACTTGTGTGATGAATATACTTTGCGGTATAATAAAACACACTCGTGCTATAATACCTTATTACAAGCATACTATTTGTTTCCCAAAGGTAAGATTGACAAAGTGACATCATTTGCCCGTGCGATGCCCGATGAATATAAACTTGACGACAGCATTGACACTTTTACTGCTTACAAGATGTATATTGCATCCAAACCTTGGGTGAAGGATAACTACCTTCGCCTACCTAATAGAAAACCTGAATGGGTCTAAATTACTCGTTTACTAAATAGTATTATACTACGAGTTTTAGTGTATGAGTTGCGTCTATCAAATACGAAACAAAATTACTGGAGAAAATTATATTGGTTGCACCGAAAAAAATTATATGCTTAGGTTTGCTAAACATATAACCATGTGTGCTAGCCGTAAAATGCATTGTCCAAAACTTTATGATAATTTCTTAAAGTATGGATATCATAATTTTACTATTGAAGTTGTTAAATGGATTCACGAGGGTGACGAAATTAAATTGGTAGAACAACAATATTGTGAGTGGATAAAACCTTCTTTAAACTCTTTATGGGGATCAAAACACACAAAAGATTCTATTGATATAATGCGCAAATCGCAAAAAGAATATTGGTCTAAAAACTCACACCCATGTAAAGGAGTCCCTCTTACAGAAGAACATAAAAAAAATCTTTCAAAATCTATGGGGAAAAAATGTTCAGTTGATGGAATTGTTTATGAATCTGTAAAAGAGTGCGCTATAATGCTTAATATCCATAGGGATACTGCTAGTTGGAGAATGAGAAGCAAAACATTTCAAAATTATTATTACCTTTGATTTTTATTTTTTTAATATGGAAATGGAACTAACTGAAATTAAACCATTCTTGTGGGTAGAACGATGGTCTCCGGAATCTGTAGAAGATTTGATTTTGCCCAAAAACATTAAGAATTTCTTTCTTAATGTTGTTAAAGATGGACAATTGAATCAAAATCTTATTCTTCAAGGTTCTCAGGGATGTGGCAAAACCCAAACTATCAAAACTCTTTGTAAGATTACTAAACAGGATGTTCTATTTTTGAATGGTTCGTCCGAAGGAAGATTTTTAGATACTGTTCGTAACCAAGTGATTAATTTTGGGACAACTGTTTCTATGTTTAGTGATAAGAAAAAAGTAATATTTTTTGATGAGTTTGATGGGACAACAAATGACGTAATGCTCTGTCTTCGTGGAGTTATTGAACAACTTCATAATAATGTTTGTTTCATTTTTACTTGCAACAATCTCAATAAAATTATTGAACCAATACAATCAAGATGTGTTGTTCTCAAATATACTCCTATTTTAAAGGAAGAGAAACCACAAATGATGTCTGATGTTTTTAAAAGAGTATCATACATACTGGATCAACAAAATATTGAATATGATAAAAGAGTTATTCTTGAACTTATTAAAGTTCATTTTCCCGATACTAGACAATTGCTTAATGTTCTCCAAAGGTATTCTGTATCTGGTAGCATTGATTCTGCCATTCTTGCTACTTTCTCTGACATTAAAGTAAATGATCTCATTAAACATCTCAAAGAAAAGAACTTTCCGGAAGTTCGTAAATGGATTGCTTCCAATCTTGATAATGATGCCAGTAGTATTCTTCGTATGGTGTATGATGCTCTATATGAACATCTGGATGGTCCCAGTATTGCTGCTTGCGTTCTTATTGTGGCAAAATATCAATACCAATCAGCATTTGTAGCAGACCAAGAGATTAATTTACTTGCTGCTCTTACCGAAATTATGATTGAGAGTAATTTTAAATGATTGTTTCTGAACAAGATGCTGTTTGGGCTGCTGATGAGTTTATAAAATATTTCTCACAGATGTCTTGTATCGAAGACTACTTAAGATTTGTGAAGAAAGAAGTGATTAAAAAAACCACAACTCTTGATCCAATTTGCGAACAATTCTTTAATGAAGATATTCATCCAGATGATATGGATTTTAAGATTGTTAGAGTTGGAAAGGGTGGATTGGATCAAAAATTCTATAAGAATCTTTTGATGGCAGTTTCTTCTCATAATAATGAACAAAATATTCCTGGTAGAGAGTTGAAGTGGGTTGTTTATGAAAAAAATACAAATAAAGTAGTTGGATTTATTCGATTTGGTTCTCCAACAATCAACTCCAAACCACGTAATCTTTGGTTGGGAAAACAACCAGATTTGAGACTCTTTAATCGCCATGCAGCTATGGGATTTGTAATTGTTCCTTCACAACCATTTGGATACAACTATCTGGGAGGAAAACTTCTTGCTCTTCTCTGTTGCTCTCATTATGCCCGTGAGACTCTTAATGAGGCATTTGAAAAGGACATAGGATTATTTGAGACTACATCTCTCTATGGTTCTACTACTGATGCCTCACAATATGATGGACTCAAACCCTTTATGCGGTTCAAGGGACTCACCGAAAGTAAGTTTCTTCCTTTGCTTCACGATGATATATTTCATAAGTTGCACGATAGATTTACTTTATTGAATAATAATACACCATTAACTGATAATAAGGCATCTTCTAAAAAAATGAAGAGACAGACAAAAATGATTTCTATTATAAGAAACTCTCTTCAAAATCAAGAGAAACTTATTGAGTTTAATTCTGCAATTGAAATCGCATTTTCTTTGACTCAAAAGAAAAGATTTTATATTTGTAATTATGGTTATGAAAATATTCGTGAGGTTATTCTTGGTGAACAAGATAAACTTATTCCTGGTCAAAATTGGGACAAATTTCATTTGGAAAATATTATTTCTTGGTGGAAGAAGAAGTCTGCAAAAAGATATTTAAAACTTAAGCAAGAAGGTCGCTTTAGAAATAAAGTAGAACTTTGGACCGAAGATGATGACATTCAAATTATACGATGACTTATGAACTCAAAGATTGGTTAAACTCTATCAATCAGACAAAAAACAATATTATGGAAACTGATTCCGGTAGTATCCGTGAGTATTTGCCCTACATTATCAACAAATGTTTATCTGGAAGTATTGATTGTATTCTTTTTACAAATGAAATGAATCTTCATCATTCTTTAGATAAAGATATGCAATATTCATTTTATCTAAATACTGTAAGGAAACGGAAGAGATTTTCTCCCTGGCTCCATAAAGATAAAGTCAAGGACTTGGAGTGTATAAAACAATACTATGGATATAGTAATGAAAAGGCATCTCAGGCACTGAAAATTTTATCAAAAGAACAGATTAACTTTATTAAACAACGACTTGATACTGGAGGAACAAAATGAATACGGTAGAACCTACTGTTGAATGGTCTCAAGACCAAATGGTAGAAGTGATTTTGAATGAGCCTGACGACTTCTTAAAGGTTCGTGAGACTTTGACACGTATTGGAGTGGCATCTCGTAAAGAGAAAAAACTCTATCAATCTTGCCACATTCTTCATAAGCAAGGTAGATATTTTATTGTTCATTTCAAAGAGTTGTTTGCTCTGGATGGTAAACACGCAAATCTGACTGTAAACGATGTTCAGAGAAGAAATCGTATTGTTCGTTTACTTTTAGATTGGGGACTTGTAACAGTCGTAGATGAAGACAGAATCTTGGATATTGCACCTCTCAATCAAATCAAAGTACTAGCATACAAGGACAAGAGTGATTGGATTTTAGAACAGAAGTATAATATTGGTAAAAAGGGAAAGACAGCAGAAACCGAATAAAAAGAGGCAGGTTATCCACACCTGCTTTTTTTGTGTGTGA